AATATCTGCCTTTACCAGATCTTTCGTTATTTCTTTGAGCTGCTTTAGCTCTTCTGCGTTAGACTCAATGAGTGCTTCTCGCTTACCTAACTTGACAATGACAGTTACTACACCGATGGTGAGAATAGCCAACTGCATAACAGAAACATAAATTGCAAGGTTATTCTCTACCATAGATAAAATCCTATTATAAAGTTATATGACTGGTAAATTTAATTGCTGTTGCTGTGGTTACTTGGTTAGGCGCAAACTGGCTAGTTGAAGCAGCAGCTGTAGATACAGTTCTAAATGTTATTGTGCTGGTGCTAGGGGACCATAAACCTAACAAATAAATGGTTGTTCCGCTGATAGTACTAAACTCACAATTAAAAGTGGCTCCAGCATTAGCTCCAGCTGTAAATGGTAAGTTTGTAATCTGTAACGCACCAGTAGGTGATCCAGTAGGAGCAGCAGCGAACTTTAGAGCAGCTTCAAAAAACACACGATTACCTATTCTAGTATAAGTAAGCTTGTTATCCGCTGCGTTTGTATTATCTAGTGTGAATGTTCCTGCTGTACCAGAGCCTTGAATATGCGCTGCAAGTATTGTATGTGTTCCTTCTACATAAGCATCTAAAGTATTAGCGTCTACTGATACTGTAGGAGAAGAAGGAAACTGAATACCAGAAGCATTACTTGGAATTGTAATTCGTGTGGTATTATTTGTAGCCAAACTAATTGGTATAGAATCTGGAGTAACTATAGCAAAATTAGTAGGAGATGTGGCATATAAAGCAGTCATATCCGCTCTACTAAGACCAGCAATAAGCGCACCAGTAGCACTTGTACCATAACTTCTAATATCAATAGAAGCACCATCACTAACAGCACGAACCTGTGAAACACCTGTATTTGCTGTAACTTCGCTTACAATTATTGGGCTAGCTGAAGCAACAACATGTAAATCATAAGTTGGCGTTGCTGTGCCAATACCAACACGATTATTAGCAGCATCGACAACAAGAGTAGTTGTATCGACTGTCAGTGCGCCTGTAACGCTAGCTGAAGCAAGTGTGGTTGCTCCTGCACTTAGTGTGCTAGATAGAATAGCAGCACCAGTGACATTGAGTGTACCGCCAATTCCAGTGTTTCCTGTAGTATCAGCTACAGTGAACTTGTTTGTATCCATAGTAAGACCACCATTAAGCGTAGTCATACCAGTTACAAGAAGAGTTGAGTCAGCTGTTACTGTGTTCTGGAATACAGCAGCACCACTAAATGTCTTTGCTCCAGTTACACTTTGGGCAACTGAGCCACCAATCTGGAGATAATTTGCATTAGCATAATCTACGCTGACGGCATCAGTACCAGAGCTAGCCAAGCCAAGGTCAACAATCTTATTACCATTCATATCAAGATCATTGTTTACACCAAAGGCTGGTGCAGAAGAGCCAGTAACATCATTGCTTCGTAAGTATTCAGACTCTAGTTTGTAGATTAGTTCCTGATTTAACTTAATTAGTTGATTGACTTGTAGGTTTAACTGCTCGCTTGTTAGACGAGTACCAGCAGACCAAGTAACATACTTGCCGCTTGAAAAAGTCTTGCGTCTTACAGTAATAGCCTGACCATTTGCAATAACAGGAATAGTTACTACAGTTCCAACAAGATCTCCACCAGTTAGTGTATAAGTTCTTGTTGTTGGATTTGAAGGCGTTAAAGAAATGATTTTACCGTTGCTTGCTGCTTCATTTACTTGATAATCATCTTTATTAACGATAAAAATCCGATGCAAATCAAATACGGTAATTTTACTTGCTACATCTGGCGAAGTAGGTAAAGCAAAAATACGCTCTACTTCCAACTGATCTTTGTGAGGAATACCACTTTCTAAAGATATTACATCACCATAAATAAATTCACCTGTTCCTGTATTCCAAGTGCCTGACTTGGAAGTAGTAACATTTGTTAAATTATCATAAGCCATTAATCGACTCCATTAACTGAGGGTTGTGTACTTTTGTTTGAACTTGCCTTTGAACTCCATGTTTGTAATGTTGCATGGAGTGACATATTCCGATACGATTGAAATAGTGGATGAATCCGACAGTCCAAAAATCTTTGCTACAAACTCTCCCTGAGTTTCATATGGCTCCAATGGGAGTGTATCTTGCAGTGCTGTTAGGTCTGGGCGTGGAGCTGCAAACTTAGTAGTCAATGCTGCACGACCATTGTGAACGACCTCAATATCGTAGTTGCCTGTCTTGAAGTGTCTAAAGACTCCTGTACGGATGTTAAGAACACCGTCAACAATATTATTATTTTCATCCCGAACAAACAAAGTACTTAGTTCAACATGCATCTTGTAGGTACGACCAAGATAGATATACTTATCTGCTGTGTCGTAGTCGCCGGGAATAGTCAACTCACAATAAGTTGTTTCTGATCCCTTGGTTGGATTGAAGACTGTATAAGAGATATCCTCACCAGTTCCTGAAGTCCATCCAGCAGCCAGTACAATTCGTGCATTATTGTCAGTATAACCATGTGCTGGCATCCTGAAGGTTGTTAGACCAGTAGCTGAGTCGTACTTAGCATTCCAGTTGGTTGCATGATTATTTAACTTGATCTTTACGAGGGCATCCATTCGTGGAATACTGTAGTCTTCGTTAGATAGTTTACCGCGATAGATAAAATACTTGTTAACACCAGTATGGAATACAATAGCATAAAGATAATCGCCATAAGAAGCAAGAGATCTTACTTCTGTATTCTGCGCTTCGTTTGGTAGATCCAGAATATAACGATAGAAAGAACTTTGAATAACTCTATCACCGCTAAATCGTGCTGTATATAAGTAGATATTATTTGGCTCATCACCATCTACGACAGCAATTGTGTCTTTTGCTGGTACAACGGTTGCACACAAATAGTTTGAAGGTAAATATCCAGCGGCAGTCGATGAAACTTCGATAGCTGAAGCATATCCAAATGAGTTTTCACCTACAAATAAATATAACTTTTCTGCATCATAGAAGTAAAGTTGAGAACCAATGAGCTGAGGTTCAATCTTACCATTAGTTGTATAGTAAGAAATTGGTTTAATCATTACATTGGTTGGTGTCAGCTCGTTTGCCGAACCAGCCATTAGCTGGAATTGAGTATTTCCTCTTGTATTTACAAACAGGAAGTCTCTGAAAGGAGTCAAACTAATAATTTCATTGTATGTATTTGAAGACGCTCTAATATCAATTGGATCTGTGTCTACAATATTTGTAGGATCTTCGATAAACAAGTTTTCATAGTTATTCAACTGTGTTGAAAAGACACCATCTTCAGCAGCAAACCAAAGTCTATTCTTAAATACAGCAATAGACTTAATCTGAACATGCTTCAAAGCACCTGTGCTTGTCTTGAATACGCTTGGACCGGGATTTGTATCCTTTGTTCCACTTAAGCGTGGAGTCCAAGGCATTGCGCTGATAGCCCAATTGCTGGCGACACCAGAAGCATCTACCGTTAAGGTAAGTCGCATAGGCATTCTTCGTGGATCAACATAAGAATGCTCATCTGGTGTACGAACTCTTTGAAGATAAGGAGAACCTGTTCCTGTAAAAGTGTTGTTCACACCAACTACTGTTCCTACTTTTCCTTTTTCAAAGTTAATTACACGGTAATAACCTGAAGGCATGTCAAGGTAAGGACTATTAAAGAAATAGATCTTACCTCTACCATCAATACCAGTAGGAGAAGAAGCGTTGTTATTGTAGAATGGGTGCGAAGGATCATATAGCAAGTTTAACATTTGTCTTGCTTTATCATCGCCTGTTGTTAGGTTTTGATTATTAGCAAAAGGCTCTAGTTCTTGTGGCGGTAATTTTATAACTGTAATGTCTTCTACATTTTGTCCCATATATTCAGCGTTTGTGCCACCGCCACCACTGATATTATATTTAAAATCAGTTACATCAATATATAAAGTACCAGTAGTTGTTCTTTCATATCCATCTGTATATGTAGTACTATGGTGTGTGATTGTTTGTGGAGCAACTAAAGAAGAAGACCAGTATGTAATAGGTCTTCCAGCAACATCATCATTACCAGCACCTAGTTTTATTCCACCAAGATCATATAATAAACCGTCTGTATCTGAACTAAAGCCAGCATAAACATTGGTATTAAGAATTACAATGCTGGCACCAATAGACACAGCCTTAAGAGATTCTGCTGCTGTTTTTGTTCCTGTTCCATAGGTTAGATATTCTCTAGTTGCTGTAGGTACAACAGAAGATGATCCTCCTGTTTGTCCAGCTGGTGTTACATCTTTCCATGTTCCATCTGCATAGACCTGAAATACATAGAATAAATTATCAGCTGTGCTTGTAGCATCAAAGTCAATTACAATTAAAAAGCGAGCTGCTTCGCTGATTGTATGCCAGTAATACCAAAGATCTCGCCCTTGAGGTAGGGAAAAGAGATCAAACTTTGTATTATTATTCCCATAGTTCCACTCTGTTAGACCAGCAATTGTATATTGTGGAAGGATTTCAAATCCGGGTCGCTTCTCAAACGCTCTCTCAAGGGATACCAAGGCATTATCCATGCGCTCGGCTTCATTAGGAAGTCGCTTGTTTGCTGCTTGAGTGCTTACTGAGTTTAATGTATGGACCGGAATACGGGTGGAAACCAATCCACCGCGTGGTCCTCTTCGCTTTATTGGGGCCATGTATTAACCTCTTGTTCTCCAGTAGCGGAATCTGTTGGGATCGTTTAGATAAGCATTGCGATAGACCGCTGATCTCAAGTAAGGATCGCCATTTCTAAAGATGTTCTTCTTCTTGTTGTAGACATCTGAAGCACGACCACGCATGTTGTGGATTTGTTCCTGATAGGCAAGGAAGGCATCTGAACCTTCATCACCTTGGGTAACGATCTGGTACTGGCGCATTGCAGTAGCCATGATAGCTCTTTGTGTCGCGGTATCCAGCTGCTCCCAAGGAATGTACTTGATGATCTCTACATAATAATCGACACCCTCTTCCCACATGTCTGTGTCATCAGTGATGTTCCAGAGCCTTGGGGGAGTTGTGTTGTACACACGGGAGCGAATAGTATAACCATCTGAATTGATGTGGGTTGAGACTAGATCGGCACTGATCAAATCACCCTCATCTGCATCAGCCATAGGAAGTAGAATATACTTGGTTCCAGACTGAGCGTTTAGTTTTCGTGTAAACTTGTTATTTGCTAGACCTCTTAGCTGAAAGTCCAAGCTAACCTGATCTAAAATAGTTTCGGCAATTCCAGTGTCGATACCAGAGTTGCCCTCAAGGTCAGCTACTAGGTTTTCACCTGAAGCCAGTAGCATTTGGTTGACTGCTTGCAGTCGTGTAATGTAGCCCATATAGCCTCCTTATTGTTAGAGAAAAAACCCACCGACCCCCACTTAAGGGGGCCGGGGGTAGATATGAGATCACCTCCTCTTCAGACGCGGTTTAAAACCACAAACCCGAAAGTAGAGAGGAAACCAATCATTATGAGGTTACTGCGTACTCTGCACCGAAGCCAGAAGCTGTACCGAAGATGGTAGCTAGTTCAGCGCGGGTGTCGATCTCAGCAAGGGTATCTGCTGCTGCTGCGCTGGTTGTACCAACGAGAAGCTGGCAAAGCTCTGGACGGAGGATACCAGTACCCTTCATCATGCTAGCAACGGTGAACTGGGTGTTGCGGCGAACATCCTGTACGGTGTCAACCTTCATGCCCATGAGTGATAGACCAGCAACAGCTTCTGGCTGGAAGAGCATGCCGAAGATGTTAACGGTGCTGCAATCAAGGTTATACTTTGCGCCACCGATTGGAGCAGAGCCGAGGTTGCTGCGTGGAATGTGGTTGGTCTTAATGATCTTAACACCCATGTAATCAAGGGTGTCCATCATTGAGTTCATACCAACAGCCAATGGCGCACCAAGACCACCAACTTCTTCGCTTGCGCCGAAGAGTGGGTAGTTAGTGAACTTATTGTCAGCGCGTGGAATACCAAGAGCACGAATGACTTGGAAGACCTTTGGTGGAACAGCGCAATAAACATTCTCAACAGGGTAGTTATTTTCCTGCATGAATACGAGATAGTTCTCAATGTTCTGAAGAATGCTAAGTGCAATGGTTTCAGTGCACTGAGAAACTTCTACACCAATAGCTGAAGTGCCTGTTGCAACAACGGCTGGAGCGGGGAAGTTGCTTACGCCAAGACCACGGGGATCTGAGGTGAGTGGAGCAACTACGCTGGCAGCAATGAGAGCAGAGACGATCTGCTTATCACGGGTGTTAGCAAGAGTTAGACCAGCCTGACGAGCTAGCTCAGAGCGGTAATCCCACTGAGTAACGAGCAAGTCAACATTGTCGGTCTCAAAGTGAGCAGCCATTGGACGCTTATCAAGGTTTACCTTGAAAGTGGTGCTGCTGCTGTCACCACCGATTAGCTCCTCACCAGCATCCCAAGCTGCGTTGAGAGCTACGGTACCAGTGACGGGGAACTCGTAAGAGTAACCGCCAGAAAGGGTCTTGGTTGTGATGAGGTTTTCAAATACATTGTACTCATCGTAAGCGTTGATTACTTCGCCAGACCAGAGTGGTAGCCAGAGCTTATTAGCTCCTGCCTTACCATCACTAGAAGGACCAGCGGTAACATCTGTTCGTAGTACTAGGTCTGCTGCTGTTAAACTGTCAGCCATGTTATTTATTCCTTATGTAAGTAGACTAAAACTTTGAGACAATAAGAGTATACTCAATCGTTCGATTGTTCCTAAAGGAGTCTACTTGTTTGAGTGAGGATAACCAAGGGTCATCCATTACCTTTCGGGGGATTTACCCATAGGTTAACCTCAGTCAATCCGCTGTCTCAGGGTGCGGATTATTTAGGTAGTTTTGTAAAATCTGTTCGCATCATCCGTTGTTCCACATAATTGCGGTACTTAGGATCTGAATTGAACTTTGGGTTATTGCGCTCAGCAGAAAACTCACGCTTGGTTTGATAACCAGTGATTCCTTGCTGAGTGCTAGCAATGGGGATTTGTCCCTTTGCTGTTGGCTTGGGTTCTGCCTTCTTGCTTGTGCCAGTAGCCTTGGCATACTTAGCTTGCAAGCCATAGAGAGCAATATCCCAAGCGGGAGAGGCGAGGTTGTTGTTAATTGAATCCTGCTCAGCCTGAGTAAGATTCTTGCTAGCCCAATCAAACATCTTGGCTAGTTCAGCCTTGCCTCCAATTAGCTCAGCAGCCTTGCTATAAGCGACCTCAAGCTTGGCCTTCTGTCCGATCATATATTCACTGATAACGGAATCAGGCAAGTTGGTCTTCTTCTTAATCGTTTCCAGAGTCTCTGGAGAAAGATCATTCTTGGTGGCGAACTCAATGGTCCACTGCTTCCAATCATCTTCAGTTGCTGCAACTGGTGCTTCAACCTTGGGAGTCTCTTCTACCTTCTTCTCTGGGATCTTAAGAA